GTGGAGAAAAGGTATGGCCGGTTTAGGCTTTGATAGTGAAGCCATTTACAGGTCAAATTTTGGAACTGCTGAATTTTGTTCGAATCGCTTATATAACCTAGGCGATCGATATGTTTTCAGTCCAAAACCTGGCAAAGTGTTAGCAAAACTCGGTTACATTATCAACCCACCACCTAATATCACTCGAGAGAGTATGATGAGAGGCGTTGCCATTGGAATGAATAAGTTATGCAATCACTTACCGCCAGTGAAATTAGTGATTGATCGGGTGTTAGAGATCACAGAGGGGCACAAAGCCTATTATACCAAGAATTATGATGAACATATTCTTAAGTCTTTTGGCCCCTATGATGTCACACCTCAAATCGATTACCACATGTATGATCAATATTTTTATCATACAGGAATTCATAGTAGCTTGCTGAATACAATTGCAACTATGAGTCTAGGGGATGAATATAAAAATCCGCATGTCACGTTATTGTTTGATCGGGACACAAGCGGGCCCCAGATGATTTATGCCGCATGTGCAGCATAAATCTTTCTCTCCGAAAAGAGGTTAAACTAGAAAATTGAAATTAAGAAAATGGCGACCCGCGCCTATTTCCTGCTGTTTACAGTTCCTTTTACATTATTCTTTAGCTAACATATACCATGTTGTGATCTGCTGTCGCGTTGATTAATTTCCCAGGTCGCGTTACGAGCCCGTCGGAACCGTTCATAACATGGTGGCATACCCCTCTGAGCAGGGAGGGTTATAGCTGGAAAACTACCTACTACAAATTGTAGTAGCCGGTCACAAGTCCGTTAAAAGTTGAGTGTTAGCTAACACCTGTTGAATAGTATGAATCATAATCTTAGATCAATGACCAACATTTGTAACGTTATAATTGTGCCCTAGAGAACTGATTCATCCGTTCTGCAGAAGAGGAATAAACCTTATCTAAAATTCCGCATTGGTAATCGTGCGGTAACTTTGATTCCAAAGTGAGCTCAAGTGCAAACTTGAGAGCTTAGTCTTGCGTGAAAATAGATCTAACACAACCCAACCTCTCGCACCATTCCTGCAATTCCAGTTGATTCATCTAATTAATCTAGAAACACCATCGAAATTAGTTATTGTTGTTTTAGTCTGGTGGAACGGCGAATGGGACCATGTTGCCGTGACAATGTGTCGGTAATGTGTTTTGATCCAAGTAACGGCAAACAAGCGATTACGTCAAAAATGTCTACTTTAAATAATAA